TATAAACCAAGTTTATGGAATTGATATTGATACTTCAGGGAATACTTGGTTTAGTTCTTACGATGATTTATTCCAATTAGGATGTAATAATGATTTTATAATAGGTCAAACAACATCAAATGAATATTTATCAGCTAGCACAGTATTTTTTAATTACCAATTAAGTGCCTGTTGTGTAATTACAACTGTTACAAGTATAACTAACATTAGTTTTTTGAATATAACTGAAAATATCAGTATGTTACATTTTGAGGATTGTCAAACTTGTACAGGTTCAACTCAAGATGTATTCTATTGCGTAGAATGTGTAACAGGTGTTGAAGGAGTATTATTAGCCCCACAAGGTTCATATTCTGCCGGTCAATTTGTACGTTCACAATTTGGTAATTCTGATTGGTTATGTTTTGAAATTATAGAACCCTATAGTGGTCAAACAAGTAATCCAATATCATTTGTTACATCAGGTTCAAGTTTTAATACTTGTGAACAATGTGAATCTGGAGCAACATTAGGTTTAACATTAGTCAATTGTGACACATTACAACCATCACGATTTAATGTTACCTTAAATGAATGGTTTGAAATCACTGGATTCCCATCACAATTACCAAATTCAGTTGTTAGCGATATTAATGGAGTTTGTTATCAAGTTACAAACTCTTGTCCAATAGATAATGTACATCCATCATTTAACCCTCAAAATTTCTACTTAAACCAACTATTTTGTAGAGTAGGTAATCGACCAAGTATATTACCAACTATTTCAGCAGGAACAGAAGCAACAATTTGTAGTGTTTGTTGGGATGGTACTGGATATACCGCAACAATAATTCACCCACCACATCCAACTTGGACTAATGGTAGTGGTCAAGCAGTAGTACAACTAAACGCAATAACATTAGGTGGTCCTAATGGTTTAAACAATTAAATTATATGAGAATCACAGAATCACAACTTAACAATCTAGTTAAAAAAATAGTTAACGAAAAAGATTATGGAAAAGTACAAAACTATATGTTTTTTAGTAATCTTGAACAAATGATAAGACAAGCACAATTGTTATTAGAATTAGACCCAATGCAAGTAGAAAAAATACTTCAAGGTGGTCACGATTGGGCTGATGACCATATCGCAACAGCAAAAGAAAACCTAGACCAAGTATTTGACTTCCTTATGAACGAAACTCAATATGCGGATGAATTCTATGATGAAGAAGGAAATATGGTTATGAATGAAGGAAAAAAGAAAACTGGAACAAAACTATGTGCTAGAGGAAAAGCTGCAGCCAAAGCCAAATTTAAAGTCTACCCCAGTGCTTATAGTAATGGTTACGGAGTTCAAGTTTGTAAAGGAACAAAACCTGGGTTAGATGGTAAAAAGAAATGTTCACCACCTTATTGTTAATTACTATTTTTTTTATATTTAAAGAGGTAGAAATATTTTTCTACCTTTTTTTGTTTTAATAAGAAAACCTTTTTATATTTGTGATGAATCAAAAAATAACATCTTATGAAAAAATTTATAAAAAGGTTTTTAAAACGTAGTTACGTTAAATGGGTTCTTTTCAATAGAAAAATGAATAACCCAGATTATGACAAAGTCTCCGAGACTCAAAAAAAATGTATGTCAATTGCACGACTATTGATTCTACATCCAGATTCTCATTTTAGACTTACTTTCTTAAGCAAAAAGAGATATATCATAAATAAAACTTTGGGGTTATTTTTAATATTGGATGGGAAATTATTGAGTATAACAAATCACGTTCATCATCATGATATTATTATAAGTGATAGAAATTATGATAGGTTCACTAAAATGTATGATGAAAAAGTTGAAACAATACGTCAAAAAGATGAGGATGAAATTATGTCACAAATTGTTCACTCCTTGGACGTAATACTTAATAAAATAAGACAATAATTATTTCTTAGGTTTATAAGAAGTCATAGTCGGTTTGTTACCAGTTCCAATTTTGGGGTCTTTCTTTTCAGCTCTACGTTTCTGAGCACAAGCCGATTTCTTCTCAGAATCTGACATCTTACCAGCAACACCAGCCGCCCTACATTTAGGATAACTCTTGGTATCAGCCTCACTCCTTCCACAAGGTGGGTGTTTACCATCTACCTTTCTACAAATATTAACCCAAGGTCCTTTTGGTTGTGATGACCCCTTGGGTTTTTTCTTTGTTCCAAACCATACTGCCAAATCTTCAGTTAATATTGGGGCTTCTTCATAATCCCACTCATTAACCGTATGGACATAATGTTTATCAATTTTATAACTACCATCCTTCCCTTTCTCCCACATTCCAACAGTTCTTCTTATATTGTTTTTGGTTGTTGACTTAACTTTATTTATATTTGCTTCAGTATCAACAAAATCTGAAAATGGTTGTAATTCAGGATTCTTCCATTTTTTCATTCCAATCTCAAGTGGTGCGTTATATTCCCCACCATATCCAAATGTCGCTTCATTTATTTTTTTTGATTTACCCTTTGGATAGGGGTTAATTACCTCCCCATCGTCATCATTTTGTATTGGATGATTCTTGGCATAGATTGAAGCCTTTTTTGCCTTAGATTCAATTTTTTTGATGTCCTTCTTGGATGTTGACATCTTACCATCATAACTATCAGTTGCCAATTCTTGACTATAATACTTTGATACAGATTCACTATATGGACCTAATTCCGATTTTTTAAATATTCTCTTCCCCATTCTTAGAGGAGCGATAAATGAACCTCTTGAACCTGATTCACTTGTTGCCTCGGTTAATATTTTTTTGACTATATTTTTTATTTTATCTATCATTACAAATGAAATTATAAATATAAATATCTATGGAACAAGAAAAAATTTACGGTAAATTATTTAATTCAGTACCTCTATTAACAGAAAACCATCTACAAACATTAATTGATGTGATGGATAGAGAACAAGCAATATTCTTAATCGTACAAGCGGTTAAGTATGCCTATCATAATGGAATGTACTCACTTGGGGAATCTGAAATAATATCAAAAAGTATTAGAATATTATCGGAAAATAAAAAAGGTGAAGATTAACTTCACCTATATTTTAATCAGTTAAACCCACTATTTTACTTTGATCAGTTAAAGTAGGTGCGACATATTCTTTTTTACCTGTCAAATTATTAGCGGCATAATCATTTTGTTTAGCCGGAGTTATTTCAGTCCCTTGATTCGTAGTAACACCCTGTAAATTACCATCTTTCGATGCGGGATTAATTTTTTCAAAATCTACAGCACTTGGACTTTTCATGATATTTTGTTGAACATTTGTTTGTGTATTTTGTTTAGCCGCTTGTGGTCTATAAAGATTAAGACCTAAATTTAGAGCATTATTAATTGCTGTTAATGTATTTAGACCAGCTTTTCCATCACTAGTACCAACTTCTCTACGTCCTTTACGTATTAATAAATTTTGTATATCAGTAATAGTCCTATTAGCACCTGATTGTTCTTTTAACAATATTTGTTTAACCAATTTTTGTATTTCACGTTCAGATAATATCATCATATTTTGTTTCATAATTATTTTTTATTAAGCGTTTTCTATTGCGGTATACAATAAATTTATGTCTGTTTGTGTTAAAGTTGGTGAAGTTTCACCCGAACCGATTTTTGTTCTGATAGTACTAACAACATTTGGTGTGAACACATTAGGATATACTGTACCAAAACCACCTCCACTAGTTGTGGACTGAGTACTATTTCTATCTTGACTACCCTCAATACCAATAATTTCTTTTGTTGGTTTTACTTTACCACCAACACAAGTATACTTATAAAATTTATTTTCATCACTTGGTCCTCGTTGGTACTTAGGATATGGTGTTGACCCCACATAAAACACTCCAGTATTAAATAAATATACCTCATGAACATCATCATCCTCAAGGTATCCATTGAATATTGATAAGTCAGCATCTTTTACATCATAATAAATATGTTCTTTACCTGGGTAATTTGGACTAGTTGTAGGTGTCTTAGATGTAGTTCCCATAGTTAAAGCACATCTTGTATTTTTCCAATTACCTTCATCACCTTTACCCTCTCCATACCCTAGTTCTTTTCTTTGTCTTTCTGCTGCAGCTGCCATAGTTTCTGTTGAACTAGCTAATTCTTTTTTTGGATTTTCTGACCTTTGTATTGAAGATGTTTTTTGATTTGTGATATCATTTATAGTTTCTTTACAACTATATGTACCAGCATAATTTAGTGTTGTGTTTGGATTATTAGCATAATCTTGAGAATATTTGTTAACATCAGCAATAGTTGCATAGTTCCCATTTGGGAAATAGTAATAATTTGCGTCAAATCTTAATCGATTACCTTTAGCAATTTTTAATGATGAGACACAAGGAAATTTACTATAATCCTTATTTGCTGATCTGTCAAAATAAGAACTATTCATATTATTAAACCAATTATCTTCTTCAGGTTGTTGTTCAACCAAAACACCTCTATCAGTATTTCGTTTATCCTCAAGATATTTTTGTTCCAATAAATAATTAACACTATTAATGTTCCTTATTTTACTATAACTTCTATTCATAATTAAAATTTATTTTTCGTAATTAGTTGGGCTTTTTATAAAGTTAGAACTACCGCCCGTATTAGTCCCAATTGGTTTAATTGTCCCACTACCTCCTCCTCCTGTTGGAGGAACAAAATTAGCACTACAACCATTACCAGGAATACTTTTTAATACTTCTAATAATTTATTTGCGGTTTGAGGTCCTAGATTGTTATCTATACTTACGCCAATCAATGATTGTAAATCACTAATAGTTATATTTGTTGATTGCTCAAATAAGAATTTTGGTCTATGTAAATTTAAAATTCTACTTTTTTCACTTTCACTTATTAATAGTCTCATATTTCTTTGTTTGATTATTATTTATTATTTTTTATGTAATCATATAACTGATTTAATGCGTTTTGGTCTAAAGTAGAACCTCCAATCTTAGCACATTTTAATATTTCACTAATGTATGATGGAGATGCTGAAACTGTTCCCATACCACCTGCAGTTTTACTACCTCCTCTATTGGTTGTTGTTACAATTGGATTAGGTTTGATTGGTTCTGTTGATACACCTTTAAATGGTGCCGCAAAAATTCTACCTTTTGATTTACATTTAAATCTACCTGATTTATCAAGGTCATTATTAAAATCATTTTCAGTTAAGAAAGTCCCATCAATACTAAAGTAGATATCACCTTCTGGGTAACCACTAAATATTGGATGTGTCTTTCTTTCCTCATCCGCCATAATTGCTTGATTATTATCACTAGAGTCAATTTCAGTATATGGAGTTCCATCTTTTCTAGATTGTCCTAAACAAGGCCATTTAGAATATATACCACCTTCACTACCCATGCCAACTTTACCGGGATACAATAGTGTTAATTCTCCATCACGTGAACATTGAAATTTTCCACTTAAAGCATTAGCCTTGGCATCAGTATATGTAATATAAGTACCATCCGACATAAAAGTTGTCTTGTCAGTAATATTTGTTCGTTTTCTTTGAGATTGGTCAATGATTTGTTCGTGTTCACTTGGGTTTTGAACTACTATAGCATTTTTAGCTTTACTTGCAACAGCAACATCCGCCAAACAAGGATATGTTTTATAAAACTCTAATTGCGTTTTTTCCCATTCCGCATCATCAACACCTCCTTTAGCTTTAATTTTTTCACCTTCTTCAGTATCATATGTAGCAATTTTTGTTGCTATGGCTAATGCTTTTACTGGGTTTATAAAATTAGCAACAAAATCTGTTTCATTAAAAATCTCATCAGCGATATCTATAATAGTTTCTTCCCCCCTTAAATCTGTAATGTTTTTTACAGACCAACAAAAATTTGGTATATTCTTTAATTCTTGAAAATAAGGGACTAATTCTTTAGGATTGGCAAACCCTCTACCTCCACTAAAAATAGCAATTGTGTATGCGTTTCTTTTCATCAAAATTTCAAAAGCCTTACCATTAGCTTTTAAAGCGGTAGTACTCATAGTTGGACTACCAAAAACATTGTCAGCACAAAAACTTTTTATACCATTTATGAATCTATCTCTTTCTCCAGCACTCATCTTTTTATAATTATTAATAACCAAATCAAACATTGAAGCTTGCTCTTTTGTCCAAGTACCTCTAGGTAATCCCGTTTCCATAGTTTCATCTGGATTATCTAAAGCTTGTTCATTTAACCAAAATTTACCAACTTGACGGCTTTTATGTAATTTTAAGATTCTTTGTTTTTCTTCTTCGTTTAAAAAATATAGTTTTTTCATAATAATTGTTTTAATATAAATATGTTAATTTCTTTAAAAATTATAGGTTATTTTATTTTTTTTTTGACTACATTGGTTTATCATTAGGCATATTTAAATCACCATCAATATCTTCTTCCTCATCACCAAAACCATCAATATTTTCATCCTCCAAATCGTCTAAATCGTCCATATCATCTAAGTCACCTAAATCGTCACTACCTTTTAATTTTTCTTTTTCAGAATCTATTCCTTCTTGTACTTCATCAGTAATTTTTTCCAAACCTTGTGTTGTTGTACTTGACATATCCGCAATCCATTTTATACCCAATTTGATGGAAAAAAAACTTACAACTTTACTAATAATACCAGATAAACTACCTAATCCTTTCATCAAAGTTGGAAGGAATTTACTCAAAACACCCCCACTAGTTGCCGCCAATTTACCCAAACCAACAAAATTAGAAACACCTTTAAGTAATGACCCCAATCCTTTGGCGATTAATGGTGTTAATAATGAAACAATATCAACAACAATATCAACGACTTTATATTCTTTACCTGTCATCATTTTCCATATATCATAAATTAATAAAGCCCCAAATATAATAAGATTTGGAATTTGTCCTATCGGAGAAATAAATGACACACCAGTTAACACACCAACACCCAATAATGACGTTGCAACAGTTCTTAACCCTTCCATAAAACATTCAATAGCCCCCTGACCTGAAGTACACGTCATTGCCTTAGTAATTGTGTCTTTAATGTTATTCCAACCCCATTCAGCAAAAGATTTAATACCACCCCATATATTACCCAATATGTCTTCTTTAATAATTAAATTATTAATTCTTTCTTGGTACAATGTCTCAACACCATACCAACCTAAATTATAACTTTTAACTATATCTTTAGGATTAAAATTTTCAGTAATAATTCTTGTATCTGAACTATATTTTCTTTCCCATTCTGTTAATATACTAGTTCCATTTTTTGAATTTATTTTATTCATCATTTCGTATAAAAACTTTCTTGATGAAAACAAATAATCTTCCATTGAAATTAAACCCAAATTAAATTTAACTTGCATATTTTCTCTCAACATATTAATCCCATAACTTAAATTACTGGCATTATATTTAATAATGTTTTCATTTAACCTATTATCTATTTGTACAATACCTTTATTTGTAAAAAAATATTTTAAATTGTAGGAAATAGCTCTAATTCTTATATCATTGTTAGACCTCATAAGTAATCTTTTATTTTATAAATATCATAATTATTAAAAAAAATTAATCTTATATTTAAATAATCCACAATCCCATATTTTGGAAAATCCCAATTCTTTGGTTAACTCAGATTCACTTTTATTAAAATCCAAATTAGTATATTTCTTTTTTAAATTGTTTTTACCAAAAGAAAACTTATGATACCTCTTATATCGATTAATCTTTGAACTATAATAGAAATAAGTAGGTTTTAATATTGATACAAGTTCAAATCCCAAATTTATATACATATTATTGTTTCCATCTGTAGTCCATCTTCTATCAGCAAAACTTATTATACTTTTAGGAGAATAATCAGTTATGAATTGTTTCATCATTTTAGAACCCAATCCACTTATAACATATCCTTGTCTTGTAGAAAATCTACTTAATTCATATTCCCCATCATTATTTTTTGTCATATTTCTTTGACTATTGAATGTCATAACCCCAACCAAAATATTATCATAATAAGCACCATAAAAAATATCTGATTTATCATTTCCTTGAATATGAAACTCATCTAAAAAATATGACTTATCTTCTTTAATGATTTCTTTAATAATTGTTTTTCTTGCACCAACTTTAATTCCATCACTAACGCCAAGAATATGTTTTAGTTTTGATTTAACCAATTCTCTATTTGCCATCCACTCATCTTCAAAAACGTGAATTAGTTTAAACCCCAATTGATTACAAGCCAATGTTTTATTCAAATGGTATATTGAATTTTTACCCATTTCTTCAGTATGAAAATATAATCCATTATATTCAATAGCTATTTTAAGTTTTGGTATAATTAAATCAATTTCCTTACCCTCCAATAATTTTCTATTTTTCCCCTTATAAATTTCAAATCCCAAACCTTCAATAAACTCTTTAATTTCAGTTTCACCTTTTGATGTCCAAGTTGGTTGAAAATTTATATTTGTTTCTTTAATAAGTTCACTTAGAACATTTGATGTTGATTCCGATACAATTTTTGAATTTGGAAATTTAAGTTTGTATTCCTCAACAGTAATATTGTGTTTATTTAATAAATGTGAATTAGTAATGGATTTCATTTTTTTATTACACAATTGACATATAACGAAATTTTCTTGTAATAATAATTCTTTATCTCTATCTGTCTTTTTAATGTAATTTTGGTGATATTGTATATCATTAGGGAATTGAATCAAATAGTCATCAAGAGATATATTATGCACATCTTGTATATGATTTGTAAAACAACCAGATTTGTTATTAATATCAGTTGTTTCCCATTCACATAACCCACATTTTCTTTTTATATCTTTATCAATTTCTATTATATCAAAATATTCCTCAAACCATTTTTTACCATTGATTTGTTCGTATTTCTTTCTTTGATATGTGTTTGTTGGAATATTAATATCACCATATAAATCAATTATATGTTTTGTTAATTTTCCTGATAAATTGTTGGGGTCATTAATTATGATATTTGTTTGTTTACACTTAGCAGTAAGTTCCTTATCCTCAGAAATGTATTTATTTATCTTGGATTTTTCTAATTCACTACTATTGCCAATCTTAATTTGTCCACCCCTCTTTTTAATTTCTATATTATTGTCCTTAAGGATTTGACTAATCTTCTTATGTCCTACCTTAAATTGTTCAGCTAATTTGTGGGTAGAGTAACCCTCATTTATGTATAACTGAATTATATTTTGTATTTGTGATAATGTTAATGACATAGTTTTTATTTAATTATACTATAATAAATATCTAAGTCAATCCATTTAATTTTAACCCTAAATAAAAAAAAGGGGTTAAAAACTTACTCCTTTTTTCATAATATTTTATTACTTTTTTTAATATTTTCAATCCCCCACATTGGCTGAAGATTATCTAAAGACCAACATTCTTTAAATTCTTCATCTTCACTACTATTAAATGTAAATGAAGATATTGGTTTAATATGATCAACATGCCATTTACCATAATTTTCCCAACTCATTCCATTAGTAAATTGTTTCTCTAAATGAGTTCTTAAATCCTGTGGTAAATAACCTACCATTTTAAAATAATTGGTGTATTTACCCAAATTATGTTCCTTTAATACAGTGTATATCGCAGTTCTAAAATTTGATATAAGTTTGTAAATTGGGTCAGTATGTCTTTTGTTCTTTTGATAGGTACGTTTTACTTCTCTATGTTTGTCAATGTTCTTCCCCCTCCATTCTTTGTGGTATTCATTGAGTCGGTCTCTATTTTCTTTTGACCATTCTTTATGGTACTCAGTCAATCTTTCTTTATTTTTAATAAGGTATTTTTTATTTGCATTTTTTTTACCTCCTTTAAATTTTTGACCAGACACTCCAACTTTAACATTGTTTTCTTTTAATACACGTAAAACAATATGTCTTTTTATACCTAATTTATCAGAAATAGATGGACTACCCAACATTTCATCGTTGTATAATCTAATGATTTCATTAATCGTTCCGTTATCTAATTCTATTCGTTTCATATATTTTAAATATAAATAATACAAACATAAAGTCAATTATTTAAATTTAAAATAAAAAAAAAGAGGGACAAAAACTTGTCCCTCTCGTCATTTTTTATTAAGATTTACTATCTCAATTCTTGTAAGTCAAATGTTCTAACACCATCAACTGTAATTCTCGCATAAAAGCGGTTGTTCACCATTTTTTTCGCGTATCTAGTCATAATACCCTTGATAGGAGTAAAGTTGAATGGATTATACATTGTTGGAGTTAATTGAAGTGGAACATACGGAGCGTAGATGTAACCAGTATCAAGAAGTGAAGTACCTTTATGTCCGATTAACACTTGGTTAGGTGGGAAGTAAGGGTCACGATATACTTGGTATCTACCAGCTAATGTACCTACTCTTTCAATACCCATATTGTATTGGTCTTGCTCAGGAGAAGCATTTGATACGTGGAAGTATTCCAAGTCATCAAAGATTGCAGAAACCTCAGAAGAAACAACAATCCAGTTAGCACCACCTCTAAGAGTTGATTTGTGGATTTGAGCTGAAAGTTGGTTGATAGCTGTAATCAACGTTTGATTCCAATCTTTTTGAGTATAAGAAGTGTTATTTTGTAATCTTCTCCATCCGTTGTAGTCCCATCTCAAGTTCCAAGCAGCACCTTTTCTAAGGTCACGTAGGATTTCTCTATCGATTTCAGCTGCAACTTGTTCAGAAAGAAGGGCAGTTAATTCAGCCTCAGCATCAATGTTATGGAATGCTGCAACGTCTTGAGCAAGTTCAGGAGACCATTGAGCTCTAAGTTTTCTTTCAGTTACAGAAACAGTTACTGATTCAAGGTCAAAAGAAACTTCACCAATTTTATCTTCAAATTCAAGTTCTTCGTATCTTCTGAATACTGCAGTAAATGCTGAACCTGAAAGTCCACCAGTCAATGTAGTACCTGTGTAACCATCTAAAGATGTTGCATCACAATCAGCACAAACTGGACAAGATAAATCAACTTCTAATAAAATACAACCATTTTGATTACAAATGTCATTGTAAGTACCACCACCATTTGAAGGCCAAGTTGTTTTTGTATTAGTAGATGTTGGTTGAACAATACCTTTACCATATTGTTGTGTAACTACACGGAAAAGAAGAGAATTTCTTACACCTATAGAAGTATAAATTGAATTACAAGGAGTTGTTGCACTGAAGGGTGATGAAGCCTGAGCATCTGTAGCATAAATTCTTAAATCAGATAAGAATGCTTCAGTGTCTATTTCACTTCCATCAGGTGCGATTAATTTACCTACACCACTATCTTGGAAACCACACATTTGAATAAGAACCTTTCTAACATTAGTTGTTGCTGGGTATTGTGTAGTTGCAGAAACAACTGCACTATTACTCCATACCATAACAGTTGCGGCTTCTGTAATAGCAGACCAACGACCTTTAGAGTAATCGAAAAGACCAGCTGGATCTAAACCTGCTTCATTTCCTTCGTAGAATAAATCATAAAGATTTTTTGTGAAAGCACCACTACTTGTACCATAACCCGCACTTGGATCACCAGGATAGTTACCAGGACTTCCTACAGGAGCGTAGTGTTGACCACTATCACCATTAGGAATACCACTACCAGGATAAGTAGCACCAGTATATCCTTGGATTTTAGGTACGAAGTAGAACAATTTACCAATAGGTAAGTTCATAGCTTGTACAGATACGATATCATTCGCTAATAATTTAGAGAATACACGTCTAACGATTGGAAATACAACTGTTTCGAATGAACCAGAACTTCCATCAGATGTTGCCTCATTGATTAAGTGTGAAGCTTGGTTTTCATATAACTGAGCTACGTTTTCTTTTAGGTGACCTCTAAGGCCATCAAGGAATCCTAATCTATCCCATTTGTTAATAGTATCTTCTTTGATAACTTTAAGGTGTTTTAAACCAATATTACCAACAAGACCGCTTTCTAATAATGCTCCCATTTTGTATTTGTTTTGTTTTAGTTTTATTGTTTATTTTAATTTTGACATTAAATCCTTCATTCTTAAGAATTGTGGATTTTCATATGTTTTTGATTCAATTAAATTAATTGCCGAACCTGTTGAAGGTGTTTTTTCGATTGTTCTTTCAATTGATTCTGTAATTTGACTAGTCTTAGTTGTCGTAAGTTCGTCTTTAATACTTTTATACAAATTTTTAGATTCTTTAAGAGTTTCAACGCCATCAAATCTTTGTAGAATGTTAATTTTTTCTTGTTTTGAAGTTGAATGTTCAGTAAACAATCTAGTTGCGTACGCTAAGTTTGAATTAAAGATTGCAACTTCATCAAGTTTATTTCTAAAAATATTTAATGCTTTTCTATACTCTTCATTTTTTTCTCTAAGGATTAGAAGTTCAGAATTGTCAATAGATTCTTTTCTGATATGACGTGGTGCTGCTTTTGGTTTTGGAAGTCCTTCTCTACCCCAATATTTTCCGTTTCCTAAAGTACGTGCGGCCTCTTTTGTTTCTACTTTTTTAGGCATCATTGTCATACTTTCTTTTGTTTCTTTTTTGGGTTTGGGTTTGATTTTAAAGTCACCTTTAACTGGCGTTTCTTTGTATACATTTACTTTTTTAGCAGAACCCATGCCTACGCCTTTAGTGCCTTGTTTCATATCTTCTTTAAAACCACCTTCTTGATTTGGTTTTTTAGAATATTTGAATTTAGATGCTGAACCAAAACCCATACCTTTTGGTTTTTTTGTTGATTTTTTTGATTCCATCATATATTCATCTTCAAAACCTTCTTCATCTTCAAAGTCAAAACCTTCTCCGAATTCATCTTCAAACGCTGATTCAACATCATAATCATCCATTTCAATTTCGTATAAAGTTTCTTCTTCCTCATCCATACCATAACCCATATCGTCCATTTCCATCATGTCCATTTCATCGTCCATTTCCATCATGTCCATTTCATCGTCCATTTCCATCATGTCCATTTCATCTTCCATTTCCATCATATCCATTTCATCGTATTCATCCATACCTTCGGTAACAATCATATACTCTTTGTTTGTTTCTTGGTCTTTTAAGTTTATGTTACCCACAGTATCTTTGGTGATAACGACCTCATCTTCAGGACTCAAAAGTTTGAAAACTCTTAATACTTCTGAAGCTGGTTGCTTTGTGAGATCTATTGTATCAACCTCCATATCAGGTTCTGACATATCCATATCGTCCTCTATGTCCATATCGTCATCCTCTATGTCCATATCATCATCCTCAATTTCCATATCGTCATCCTCCATACCCATATCATCTTCAACCTCTTCATCGTCTTGTTCTTTGAGAGATTCTTTTACCAATTCTTTGATTTCTTGTCTCATAGTAGAGGCAAGTATTCCTTTTGCATTTTCAGTTACAACATCTTCCAAATTTTTCATTTGTAAGATTGTTTCTTCAACTAATGATTTCTTTTCTGCCATTTCGTTTTTTATTATATAAATATGTTAATTTTTCAAAAAAAATTTTTTTGTATATAATACAACACAAAAAAATATATTTTATATAATATAAATATGATGTTTTGACAAAAAAAATAAGGATAACCCATTTTTTTGGATTATCCTTATCAAAATTATTGATGAATTATTTACTCTATTACTTCATCAATTTTACTTTCAACAATTGCTGTAATTCGCCAATCAGTTGTGTAATGTTCATAAATCTTGGTTATTTTAGCTTCAACATCAGTTGGGGTATATCCCATAACCAATTTTTCAAGTTTGATTTTTTTAACCTTACCAGTTTCATCATCAACAAAATCTTCAGCGATTTTTGCAACAAAATATTTTTGTCCATCTTCCATAATTCTAGAATTTTTTTTAAATATTAATTAATGTCCTAAATAATCGTTTAATCTTTTCATTAAGTCAAGTGATTTATTACCAGTTTGACCAACGTTTCTTTCAACAGACATTTTTTTATCATCATCTAAATTTTCATCTAAACTTGCTCTATCTTCTTTATTTAAAAAAAGATATGCCCCAGGTGTAGACGGCGAAGATACCAAATCAAAACAAATTAATTCAAAATCATCTTGAACTTCGTTTTGTTCCCCAACTTTTTTTAATGAACCAACTCCACGAGAAGATATACCAAGAGTAACACCTTGTCTTAGATAGTTTGCCGCCATATCACCTTTTGTTGATACAATTCCTCTCTCGTGAAATCCTGGACTTGTTAATAACTTTAATTTACCCATTAAAACTGGTCCTTCCCACCATACCTCAGTAATTAAATGTGAAGCCCTATCTAGGTCAATTAGAGATGATTCTGGGTGGTTTAATTCGGATAAAGATGTTCCTTTTTGAATCATCTTTTTATAATTCTCTGCTTCTCTTTTTAATATTCTCTCAGGATAGATTCTACCATTCCTATTTGGTGTATTGTATTTTTGTAATACAGCATAAAATTCAAATGGTTTGGAGTAATCTAAATAAGATTTTTGTTCTAATATAAATGAATTATGTTCAGTTCTTGGAGATACCCAACCATCATTCTCAATTAATATTCCTTTACCTAATTCACCTGGATTTAAAATTCTTAAGTTCATTTTGTGATTTTTATTAATAAATATTTATGTTTTTATATTTATTAACTCATCACTCTTTTTAGTTAGACTAAAACTGAAATAATAATTGTTGGTAAGATTTTCTTGGATAATTTTTTTTGTTAAATTTTTTAAAAATTCCTTAACATTGTTTGACTTAAAATCTATATCTTTTTGATTTAAGAAAAAATTAATCTCAAGATTAAGAAAAGATTTTTTATCCATTTGCAATCCACTAGACCTTAAATCCAAATCGACTATAAAATTTTTTTCAAATAATTCAGTATTTATATTATTGTAAATTGTGTGTTTGACTTTTCTTGATAAATTCAATGTAACACGATTCCAATTTTCAAGTTCAAGTTGAGGTTCAACCCAAGTTTGTATGTTGAGATACATTGATTTAAGTTCAATAGAATCAACAGTTCCGTATAAAATCTTTGCAGTTTTAAATCCTTGGATTTTTGAAGTTTTTCCTTTTTTCATTCATAAAATATTTTTTTGTTTATTTTTGAATAAAAAATAAGTAAAATTTGAATAAATGTCAAAAAAACCAAATTATGTTAATTATAAAAATAGACAACAAAACCCCAATTGAAAAAGCACTTAAACTCTTTAAGAGTAAAGTGATTAAAACTAAATTAATGACTGAATTGAAACAGAGAAAAGAATATACCAAAAAGTCTATCAAACGTAGAGACGAAGTTAAAAAAGCGGTTTATTCCCAAAAAACAAAAAAAGAAGATTAAAGGCTTTCGTTCAGATTTTTTAATTTGAAATAAGTCAATTTATCAAACTTCTCCTCTTTTAGTTTTGATATGGTTTCATCAATTCTTATTGATGTATCAGAATCCGATTCTAATTTATGGTTATTTAATTTTGTTAATACTTCAAGTTTTGTTGATTCATAACTCTCTTTCATAATCTTTTCATCTTGAGACAAGAATCTTACTAGTTCACTCTTATCACTTTCATTTAAATTTTCAATATAAGACAAAATAGATTTATTAGCTAATTTAATCATTGAACTAATTGGTAAATTAATTACCTCCTTAGTTTCTTCTTTTTTAATTAATGATTCCGCAATTATTTTTTTATTGATAACTTTATTTTCTAGTGTTAGGATATTGGTTGAAAACAATTTATCAATATTTTCATATTGGTTTTCAGTCTCAATACCATTTAACCAATAGTCCAACTTTTTATAGTCAATTGGTTTTAATTTATTGATAGTATTTTCATATATAGTAATTGATTGATTGATGTAATCATCAACAATGTTTTTATCCATATTTCTTTTTGTAGTTAATTCATCATATAAATAAAAAAGTTTACTAAGGTTTTTGTTCTCCAAAATATTCTTTTTAAAGAATTTCATTTCCACTTTAAAATGTTCATCATTCTTGAATGATTCTGATAATACGTAATCTATTTTTGATTTAATAATTCCAAATTTCATATTCATTTTTTATTATAAATATTACCCATTTAAAAGTTTATTTAAATGAACCTCCATTTCACCTAAGAAATTTTTTCCTTTTGATAAATCAATGAAAGTTTCATCATCTAATAACCCATCAGATTCCAATAATATTTTCAAATTATCTTTCTTTTCATTTTCAGGTAATCCCATTGGTGCTCCTCCATCAGGTGGTGGTGGTGCTCCTCCATCAGGTGGAGGGGGAGCTCCGCCAGCTGATGTTGTACTACCACTTTTTTGAGTATATAATTTATCAATATTATCAAATATACCAGTTTTAGTAATAATCGTTGCAGTATTATTTAATTCGGCCCCAACAGCTCTTTCAATACGTTGTTGTAATAAGTCATTTTTAATTTCCTCTTCAGAGAAACCTAATACATGTTTCTTTGCCCAAGTATGTGATGTTGGAGCGGTACCATCTTGTAATGCCGTAACAGATTCTTTATATACCGCAATTTTTTCTTTCCAAACCTCAATACCCAATAAATCAGCTTGTTTTGATGGATTTGTTAACCCTAATGTAAAATTATTCAACTCATCTTCAAATCCCAACAAAAATAAATGTATAATGGCAATTTTATTTAATTCGGCAATCATTGACTTCTGAATCTTATTAATTGTTCGTGAAAAACGAATATCAATTAAAGATAAATTCTTACCATCACCAACTGGTTCTTCAAAACCTAAAAATGCTTTAGGCACACGTAATGCCGTTAATAGTTTCTTTTGGATATATTCAATATCAGCAATTTCACCTAAGTTGGTACCACCAGGCAATGTTTCAATTGGACTTGCTTGAGCAGGGTCACGAACTGGAATAAAATAATCTTGGTCTACCGCCATTTGATTGAACCTCATATCAACATTACCTGATTGAGAATCAACTACTTGACTACGTTTAAATTTGTTAGCAACACGTTGTACATATGGTTCAACATCTTTATCGTCCATATTACCCACAAATACTTTAAATACTCTTCTTTCAGGGGCTCTTGATGTTCTATATATTAACATTGCATCTTCAGCCAATAATAATTGTTTCCAAATACGTCTTGCCTTCTCCAACATTGATGTACCATAAGGTAACTTTCTATCATCTCCTAATAATCTAAAGTGAGCAATCTCCCAAGAATTAAATTCCATATCTTTGACTTTCCATTTAAATCTTAGTCCTTTGTTTTCTGAGGGTTCTTCAACATTTTGTCTTGTCGCTTGAGCGGGTATACCTCGTTCAAAACGTTCAATTTCAATGTTTGGCAATTGCATACAACCAACAATCCCTTTATCAGGGTCAAGTTTAAGATAAACAAAATTATCGCCATACTTACAAGTATTTCTAGTCCACATTGGTAAATTAGTATTTATATCCAATGAGTTATTAAATAAATCAGCCAAAATACCTTTTATCCTTTTTGATTCTGAATAGATTTGTAACATAAACCCATCTTGATTTACAGTAGTGGATTCTTCCCCATATATGTCTAAAGCTGTTGATATTTCTGGGGTAAACTCCATAGATTCATAATCATAGAAAGAAGCCAATCTAGTTGGTTCATAATATATTGCTTGAGTATAAAGATTACTTTCAATCTTTGTCCACTGATTACCTAGGTAATAAGTTTGTTGAGCTTGTAATAATTCTTTTTCGTACTCTTGTTTTGATGTTGTACGTAATAATTCTTTCTTATCAAACTTATATGTCGGATAATCTTGATTTAATAATGCGTTAGGCCCAAAGGCCTTAGACAACCTTTGCCATACTGTTAAATTCATATCATTTTGTTCCATAAATCTAATTTAATTGATTAGCGAGATAATTAAAGAGTTAATTATTCCCTTTAATTTTGGTAGTTTTGATTTCTAATTTGTCTGGTATTTGTATCTTAGAGGTTATAATACCTTGATTAGGTACTAATACTTTTGAATCTATAATTTTACCTGATTTTTTTCTGTCAACTAGTCCCATAATGTTTTTATTTTATAAATATTATCTTCTTTGGTTTCCAAATAACCAAGAGTATTTCATATAATCATCCTTTGAAACATTTTGATTCCTTTGTTGTAATCTATCGTGATTAAATGGCATTACTGGATTAAAGTCCAATTGTTTTCCCATATTTTCATTGTTGGATACAGCCCAAGATTCCAACATTGCCTTTGTTTGTTCAGTGACTTTTTCTAAACTGCTAAAAGATGATTCTGCAACATAAGTCGCCATTGCAATTGACATTATTAAGTCATCGTGTTGTCCTTTTTGGTGGTCAGGTCTTCCATTGACATAAACAAAGGTGTTCATCTCATCAAATAACCTTGAGCTATGTATCTTAAATTCATGTCTCATTGCTTCCTCAAATGATGCAATTATCTGAACACGTTTATTATTAAAATTAAGTCCAGGGATTTTATCCAATGCCTTAGGGTCATACTTCCATTTGTTAGCTAAATCAACCCCATCAACATATAAATTTTTATAACCCAACTCTTGTAACTTCCTTGATGTTGAAACTCCCATACCACCAGTTATATCTATTACAATAAAACAATTATACATATTACCCCACTTATAACATATTTCAGCCATTGTATCTGGAGGTAATTTCCCAACATATTCTGCAACTTGTTCTCTTGTATCAAAATCAATAATTTGGAAAGAACTAAAGTCTTCACTATCCCCTCTACTGACATCCACACCCATAACGTATTTATGTCCCATAATAGGTTCTTTCCATATCCATAAAGAATTACCCATCATTTTATTTTGGGGTTCTTTAATCATATTTTCTTTAACTCTCTGCATTAAAAGAGAATCAAATACATTATCACCTGACCCAAGAAAATTACACTCTAATTCTTGTGAAACTTTTCGTTTATCGTATTTAAGTTTCTTTACCATTCCCTCAAACCAAGATGAACAAGGTTTGTACCCTGAATTCATTATTAATTTAAGTTCATCATAATTTCTATCCTCAAATGATATATTTTCCCAACTGACAATATCCTCTTTTTGATATTCAGTTTTATTTAATAGATAATGAATAATGTCTTTGGTTTTAACTAAATATAAATCTTTTGTATATCTTGGGTCTCTAAACCAAAACATCTCAGATATTTTGAAGTCATTCATTCCCCTATTTGCTTGATTATATATTTCATAATAAATTGGGTCATAACCATTTGGTGTTGATACCACAATAACTTTACCCCCAGTTGATAGTGAAGCCATACAAGCAGCCCAAAAGTCTGAATCCGCGTCAATAAATGCTGCCTCGTCAAATACTAGGATTGTTGGTGTAAAACCACGTAGAGCATCCTTTGAGGTCGCCACAGCTTTTACTTCACATCCATTGTTTGTCTTGTAATGTTTTTGTGAATTTTTATCAACAGAAAAATCAATTCCGACCCAACTTGGCCATTGACCAATAAACATTCTTATTTTATTTGCCATCTCTTGTGATGTATCCAATTTGTTGGCAATGATTAGAATCTTTTCAGGTTTTGTTTTTTTTGCAAAAGCAATTTTTTTAGATACCCAAGCAGCAGTTACTGTTGATACCCCAGCTTGTCTGTATTTTAATGCAATGTTTTCATTAACCTCTTCATAGTCATTTAATAATGATACTTGGTCTGGAAATAACTCTAATGGAACATATTTTGATACAGTATTGTCATAGGTTTCCAAATATGTTCTTAACGCGTATGGGGTATCTTTCATACACTTAACATATTCAATCATTACTTGTTCTTTTGTTAAACTCATATAATCTTTTTATATAAATATAAAAACCCCCACTTATTTCTAAATGGGGGTTTTTATTTAATCTTCATCTAACCAACTTAAATCATCTTCATAATCTGTTGGAATATCATCATCCTCATCTTCGTCATCATCATAACTTGGAGGAGTTATTCTTTTTTCTGACTTAATTAATTCATCATAGTTAGGTCTTTCAATTTTAGGTGGATTTTTTTTAATAGTATCAACAATCATTTGAGAAAATTTTTCAAATTTAGACATAGCGGCAGGTTTACCACTTAAAACCCCATCGTACATAATTTCATTAAATAATTTTGGATTATCGTTTGCCAACTTATTAAATTGAGTTTGTATTGCACTATCCATCCAAGTTTCATAATCATCAATTAATTCACCCCATAAGAATCTTAACTTTGAACTGATTTCTCTACCAGTTATCATATTTCTAATTTCGTGTTTGTGGATATCAGTTACTTTTGTTAAAGTGTTATTCACATCTTTATCTTTTGGTAAATAAAGAAGTGAATTAAAATACCTTCCAGCTTTATATAATTCGTGCATCAATAAAGGAAAATTTGGGGCTTCAACATTAATAATCCAACTACCAGGATTACTTTGGTCTGGAATAACATCAGCATACGCCACTCTATTTGTTGCTCTCATTGCCATTTGTTCCAAACTATCTAAATTATCATTGTAGTATACTGTAGCAGCATTCTCAAATTTTTTATATTTTTCCACTAATTGAGGGTCTAATTGATTTAATTGAGATTCAACTTCTTTGTACATATTAAACCCTTCAGCCCAAGCACTTCCTTGTGTTGTCGCGTTAATAAAATTTCTTGCTTTAACTCTTTCATCAAATAAAGGGTCAACTTCTTTCGCCTTTTCTATATATTGTGGTGTAATAGCTTGGGTTGTGGTTCTTGGATTAACACGAGTAGAAAAGTTCACATTTAATGAAAGTGTCCCATTATCAATTCTTTCTTTTATTTTTGGAAATCTAGAAAAAAACAAAGCTTTAGCCAATTTTAACAACTTATCATAATGTTCAGATTCAATATTAGGTAAATAGTTTAATAACTCACCTAACCAAGTATCACCAGTTTCTTCCTTAGCTCTTTGATATTTTCTATTCTGAGCACCTAAAATCTTTTCTTTTGCCTCTTGGCTTAAGAAATCATCAACGGGGGCTTCATATAATAATCTTTTCATTAAAATTTTCTATAATTGATTGGTTTGTATGTTGATTTGTCCATACGACTCATTTTTCTATCAAAATCGTGTTTAAATCTATTTAAAAAATCTTTTTTTCTTTTTGCTTGTGGTTCTGGATTCACATCAGGACTAGGTATAATTGGTTCATCCTCATCAGGTGTCCATTCTGGTGTTGTGTCAGGTTCTTTTGGTTTAATTTTTGGTTCTCTAATACCGGGTTCAATTGTTGGGGCATCAATGCCACCCATCCTTAATCTACCCATCTTACCTCTTGACTTCATTGGTCTATCCATATCCATATCCATATCATCATCAGACATAAAGTCTAAATCAAAGTCTTCATCCATTTCTTCCATATAAAAATCTTCATTCAAACCTTTTTTACGTTTGATTTCAGACTCAATTAGTTTTAATAAATCTCTTTTTTTCATAGTTGGTTTTAAATTTTTTTCAATTATATTTTCAATATTTTCTTTTGTTAAATTACCAATTGTTTTACCCATTACATTATTAGCATAAACACTTGATAGTTTATCAAAATAATTTGCCATTGTAAACTCCTCGTTTGTTTTTTTCTTTTTGTATTTTACAGTCTTTTCAGGATGTTTTTTTTTTGGCATTTTTTCATATTGTTTCTTTGACGTACTCTTTGAAAATTCTTTTGCCATTTTACACCACTTACAATCATCACTTTTACATTTGTTACAACGTGCCCAAAATAATCCTTGTTGAGCTTTAGATTCAAATTTTTCAGTTAAATCAGTTTCAAACATCCCCATACCATCCGCAGTTGCATCAGGATCATTAACAACATTTAATGTGTCATCCTCTTTTATTTCAGATTCCATAGGTGTAACTGTCGCAATACCATCTTGATTGGTAATTTTTACCTTATTGATATCTACTTCACCCCCAGCAGGTACTTTATAAGCTGTTGTTGCTGGTATAGTTACTTTTTGTACATTAGTAGATGCTGCTTGTTCTTTCGTCTCTTTTCTCTTTGACATTTTCTCAAAAAGAAAATTAATTTTACTTTCAGTCAATGATGAAATAAACTCAGGTTTAAACCCATTATCTAACAACATGCCAATTTTTTTATTAAGATTCATATTGAACTTTTTTTTCAAACTCTAAAACGATATCTCTTTCGTATAGTTTATTTTTAACGCTTTCAATGGTATCACCAAATCTAAAAACTAATCTTTTTTGAATATCAAAATTAACTTGTTCCGATTCGTTTTCCCAAGCCAAGGCAATAACATCATCCATTCCATCTATTATTGAAAATATATCAGAATTTTGTAAGACTTCAAAATCTAAAACATTTTTCAATACTCCAACTTTGGTAACAAATTCTATATTTGGTGGAGATGGATAACCATTCGCAGGTGTACTATCCCAAGATTCACCCCAAATATCTTTAATACTATTAGAAAAAATAAATTCGTATAAATTCTCACCTTTATAATTTGAACCTAACTTATTTACATAAATCAATAAACTCATATTACATTACCCTTTGGACTTACTCTTACTCTTTCATATTCATTTTCAAAAACTAAATACCCTTGTTTGTTTTTACCCAAAAGTTTAAAATCATTATTTTCATTAATAAATTTAATTGATTGAGTTTCTTGTCTAAATGATTCTGATAGTTTTTGAATTTTTGAAATTAAATTATTTGGTTTGTATTGTTGTTTTACACCAAAATATTTACTCAAAACTTTATCTACCTTAGATTCAGAAAAAACTTCCTCAAAAACATCTTCTATAGATTGATGTTTATTTTTTCTAGCTCCGTGTATGCGATATTCTGCCATTTCACCACTTGGTGGAGGTGGAGGAGGTGTCATACTTTCACCAGGTATTGGAGGTGGAGGCATAGCCCCTTCTTCACCACCCATATCAGGCATTTCTTCACCACCCATATCAGGCATTTCTTCATCTTCACCACCCTCAAATTTAGACATAATTTCATCCAAATCATCATCATCCAATGATTCTAAATCTAATGCGGATAGAACTGAATTAATAACATATTTTGTATTTTCTGATGTCATTTCATTTTCTTCATTAGATAAGAATTCTCTAATTTTTTGTGCCAATCTCCCAGTTGTTTTTTGAATTGTTTTAAAGGTAACTTCTTCTTCATCACCCTCATCATTATCTTCCATATCCATTGGCTCTTCAGGTTCAGGCATTGGTTCTTCTGGCATAGGTGGCATATCACCTTCAGGTGCTGGAGGCATATCAGTTGGAGGTGCTAGTTCTGGTGCGGGGGTAGGAGGTACTGGTGCTGGTGCTGGCGCCGGAGCTTGTTCATCCATCTCTAAATAATATTCCATATCTTCATCACTTTCAACAAATAATGAAATATTTTTTGTTTGACCCTCATTTAAGTTTACTTCTTTTGTAATAAAATTTAAACGTTTCAATGCTTGAGAATATGAAGGATAAAATCTTCTATTTTTGATTGGTTCAATATATTCTGCTGTTGATTCATAAAGGCCTTTTTTAATTACATATCCAGTTTTTTCTTTAACAATATGATATGTATTCCCATCTGCCAAGGTCTTTCTATATTCATTAGATGATACTTCATTAATAGGTTTTGGTGTAATAAGATTATATTGAGATATCTCAATCATTCTTCTTATTTTATCCATTCCTTCTAATTTTTCACTACCAATAGGTCTTAATTTTCCCATAATTTTTTTGTTTTTATAATATAAATATATTGAAATAATCAATTCTTTTCTTTTTCTGCTAAAGAAAGTTTTTTGTCAATAACTTTTGTTGGGATATTATATAATTTCTCAATATAACCATTACGTCTCAAAACTTTAAAGACTAAATTTTCTAATCCTAATTCACCAGATTTATTTAAACCACTTACTCTATATTTTTTTAATTTATTTTTGATTACCTTAATATTATTATTAATTTCCTCAATACTTTCACCCTCCAAATGTTTAATTAAATTATCAATAATTCGCATCCATTTTTTTGCATTATTCGTAATTTCTTCATCACTAACTTTCATTTTTTCTTTGGTTGGTTTTGTAATCCATTCATCATTTAAGATAGAATAAACACCACCACTAACACCTTTCATATCCGCATCTTCAACAAAAACCTCAACATCATAACCAAACATTTTTATGTCTCTTTTTTGATTAAACACTATTTTTTTTAAATCAAAATATTCAACATACATATCTTTTAATTTATTTGAAAATTGATTATACTCAACAAGTATGTGTAAATCAACATCAGAATATTCCGACCAATTATAATTGGCGATTGAACCAACAACAATTATATCTGACACAATCACATCAACCCCAAAGGAATCAATGAATTGATAGGCAATTTCTAGTAAATTTTTTCTAACATTTGGATTCATTGTCGAACCCCCATCAATCCAAATTTTTGGTTGTAATGTTGAATTCAATTTAAAACTAGATATGACTTTATTTAAACTTTCCATAAATGATAAATATTAGTGTATCACTATAATTATCACAACCTTTTGTATTGATATGATTTTGCTATTTTGGAATTGAAAAACTTACCCTGAGATTCCGACATCCTAAATTGAGTATATAACTGATGTGGGACATTTTCATACAAATATCTTAGTCCGTTGTTAAATTCCACAATTAACTCTTTTGATTCCGTATCAAATTCTGTCTTTCTAATATTACTCGACTGAATTTCATTAATAATTTTTGTACCTCTGATTTCTTCTCTTAATATTGCCATAATTTTTAAATTTAAAAACCCCTCAATTACGAGGGGTTATGATTAGTTTATTTTTTTTAATTCATCTCGGATTTCAATTGCTCTTTCAAAATTTTGTTCTTTAATCGCAATGTCCAACTCTTTTTTTAAATCTTTAACCTTAGATGTGTTATTCTCAAGTTCTTTAATTTTATCTCTTAATTTTGCAGCTTCCTCAAAATCTTGATTTGATACGCATTCCTCTAATTTAGATTTCAATTCATTAATTTCACTCTTATCACTAAATGGTGGATTAGTAAATATGAAACTAATAGTTGTAAATAATCCATCACTAGATTTTCTAACAGAATTTCTGTATTTTTTTATTTCTTTTGAAATGTCCTCAGATTTTAACCCTTTGAAAAATCCATCCATAGGGGCATTAAATTTTTGATTGTCTTGACTGAAAATTTCATTTAAAATTTCTTCAAATTTTTTATAAAAATCTTTGCTGTTCATAATAATATATTTTTTATAAGTTTATTTTCATTTTTATAATCCAATTATATACCAATTAAATTAACTAGTCAACAATAAAAAAATACTGACAATTTGTCAGTTTACCATAGTTGAAAATGTGAAAATAAATATTATAATTAGTTAAAAACAAAAATATGATAGAATCAAAAGATGGAGATTACTCAACAAAAGGTAAAGGTGATACCCCAGTATTAAATAACTTCGCAAAGGATTTAATCAAACTTGCCGAAGAAGGGAAATTAGACCCCGTGGTTGGTAGAGATAGAGAAATAACAAGAATCGCCCAAATATTATCAAGAAGAAAAAAGAATAATCCAATTATAATTGGTGAACCTGGTTGTGGAAAAACCGCAATAGTAGAAGGTTTAGCATTAAAAATATTGAATGGGGAATGTCCAAGAAATCTAATGGATAAAAGAATTATGTCCTTGGATATGACATCAATTGTTGCGGGAACAAAATATCGTGGACAATTTGAAGAAAGAATGAAAGTTATTATTGAAGAACTACAATCTGCCCCAAATATAATTCTTTTCATTGATGAAATACACCAAATAGTTGGTGCCGGGAATTCATCAGGTTCATTGGATGCGTCAAACATTTTTAAACCAGCTTTGGCAAGGGGTGAAATACAATGTATTGGCGCAACAACCTTAGATGAATATAGAAAGAATTTTGAAAAAGATGGGGCATTAGAAAGACGTTTCCAAAAAGTAATTGTTGACCCCTCAACAAAAGAAGAAACCTTACAGATTTTAATTAATGTTAAAGACAAATATGAAAATTATCATAAAGTAAGTTATAGTGATGAGATTCTAAAACTTTGTGTTGATTTGGCAGAAAGATATATCACAGATAGAGAATTCCCTGATAAGGCTTTTGATATCATTGATGAAGTTGGGGCAAGAAGTCAAGTTGACACTAAGATGCCCCAAATCATTGAAGACTTGAAACTTCAAGCGTTGGATATTAAACAACAAAAGATTGAGGTTGTTAAAAGTCAAAATTATGAACAAGCTGCAGATTTACGAGATAAAGAAACAAAAATATTGGATAAATTAGAATCAGAAAAGAAAAAATTTGAATCTGATTTATTAACCAAGAAAAAAGATATTTCATTTGAATTGGTTTATGAAGTTGTATCTAATATGACCAAAATACCTGTATCAAAAATGAACTCAGATGAAACGAATAAACTTTCATCATTGGCGGATAATCTTTCATCTAAAGTCATTGGTCAATCTGAAGCGGTATCCAAAATTGCCAAATCAATTCGTAGAAATAGACTTGGTATTAAAGACCCAAGTAAACCTATAGGTTCATTTATTTTCTTGGGTTCAACAGGTGTGGGTAAAACGTATCTAGCAAAACAATTGGCCAAAGAAATCTTTGGTAGTGAAGAAAACCTTATCCGAGTTGATATGTCAGAATACCAAGAAAAACATTCAATATCAAGATTGATAGGTTCGCCCCCAGGTTATGTTGGTTATGATGAAGGCGGACAATTAACTGAACAAGTTAAAAATAAACCATATTCAGTTATTCTATTTGATGAAATTGAAAAGGCGAATAAAGATGTATTCTCAACATTACTTCAAGTGTTGGATGATGGACATCTTACTGATGGATTGGGAAGAAAAATCAATTTCAAAAATTGTATCATAATTATGACCTCCAATCTTGGGGTTAAAAAATTCCAAGAATTTGGAACTGGTGTTGGATTTAAAACAAGTACAAATTCTTACATTGAAGAGGAAGAAAAAAGAGATATGCTAAAGAAAGAACTTAAAAAGTTTTTTGCTCCTGAGTTCTTAAATCGTATTGATGAAATTATTGTATTTAATACTTTGAAAGAAGAAGAAGTTAAACAAATTGTAAAACTTGAAATTGAGAAATTAATTAATAGATTGAATGGATTAAATTATAATATAACTTGTGATGAATCTGTTTACGATTTGATTTCAAAAGTTGGGTTTGATGAAACATATGGCGCAAGGCCAATAAAACGAGCCATACAAGACAAAATTGAAGATTTCATATCCGAGGAAGTACTTAACGGAAATGTTGTTGAGAATGAAAATTATGAGCTCACAACCAATGAAGAAAATATAGTGTTTAAAGAAAAAGAAGTTAAAAAATCAAAAAAGAAAAAAGGGACTGAATAGTCCCTTTTTTTTATCTAATTAATTCTTTAAATCTTTCTATTTCTTCTGTTACTGTCTTACCTAATAACATCTTTTCTTCATCTGATAAATCATCATCGTCTATACCAATATCATTTTTAGGTTTATTTCCACTACCCCAATTATCTTTTGTGTTAGGGTCTTTTCTTCTACGATTTGATACTGATGATAAATCATCTGTTGTTGGTTTTTTTTCTGTTGGTGGGTTTAACATAAAAGGTTCATCCGTATCATCAACTTCTTCATAATCAATAAAATCATCGTCATCCACAATTGGATTTGTATTTTTAGAACCACCCATTGGATTATTACCAGTAGGATTAGAACCACCACCAGTAGGATTAGGATTATTACCAGTAGATTTAGAACCACCTCCAGTAGGATTAGAATTACCACCAGTAGATTTAGAACCACCTCCAGTAGGATTAGAATTACCACCAGTAGATTTAGAACCACCCATAGGATTAGGATTACCACCAGTAGATTTAGAACCACTTGAATTATTATTCCCTCCTAAATTAACTTGAGCAACTTGAGGTTCCATTAAATCACTACCTATTTCATTTGGGTCAAGACCTGGAACGACATCTAATCTTTTACCACTCAATTTTTCACTACTTAGTTTATTTACTTCTTTAATCGCGTCACTAAATTCAGGAAAAAATGGTTGCCATTTATTAATTACACGATCTAATAAATTCAATAATCGTAATTTTTTTTCTGGGGCTATTTTTATTTTCTCAATCTTTGGTCTTAAATCAATTAGGTATTTTACGAAAGTTTCAATATGGTCAATTTCATTCATTACTCTTTTACTTCTATTCTTAATTTTACTCAAATAATTGAAGTAACTATAACTTTCACCTTTTGTAAATCCTCTTATACCTTGATATATATTACCTAATTGAGTCCCAACTGGTAAATTAAATCTCATAATTTCATCAAGTTCTTGTTCTTCTATAACTCTATTACTTATCTGATATAAATCAGATTCATTCAAATAAATTATTTTTTTCATTTTTAAATTTTTATAATAAATATTATCAAAAATTGGTTTTTTTTTATAGTAAAAATTTACTTGATTTAACTTCCTCAAAATATTTCACATTCCCCAAATTATTAATCATTTTCTTTGCAATTTCCAATGTATTAAAAACATCCTCGACAATCACATATTCGTGTTTTGTGTGGTAGTTGTAATACCCTACGGCGAAATTTATACAAGAAAAATCAAATTGATTTTTGAGAGCATAAACATCAGTATAAGGATGTGACTGGTACTTGTTTCTGTTATCAAATCCCTCAGTTAACACCTTATCACATTTGATGAAGAATTCAGACTTCTTATCAAATAATTTTGTCCCCATACAATATTCACTAACCATCCAATTACCTGGGGCGTCAAATTGAATAACATATCCAACATTTGAGAAAAACTCTTTATCTGCATTCTTTGAACCGTGACAACCAGTTTCTTCTGAGACAAAAAATGCGGCTTTCACATTTGGTAAATTTTTTAATAATTCCAAACATACATAAACACCACATTTGTCATCCCCACCAATACCTGTTGGTTCTCCTTTATCATTAAAAGCTTTTAATGCTGGTTTTAATTCTTTTTGGTCATTGGGTAACATCATTTCTTTAATGTTGATTGTATCCAATTCGTGGACTGTGTCGGTATGTGCAACAACACAAGGAAAATATTCAATATCATCCGTTTGTTTGGTTGCATATACATTACCCATCTTATCAACTTGATAAGGGATATTGTTTTCTGTTAACCATTCACCTAGGAATTGAATCATTAAGTCCTCTTTGTATGTCTTGGTAGGTATGGACAAAACCTTTTTGAGTAAATCGTAATTGTGTTTCATGACACAATATTACAACATTCTTTTTAATTTTCTAACTAAATCTTCAAATAATTCACCCATTGCAATAAAATTATAAAATTCTTCAGAATTGAAACTCTTATTTGTTCTTTCACCATTCGTTTTAATATGAGTTACAAGAAGTCTCCCATCTTTAATTCCTGTGATAGTAACCAAACCTCTTCCATCATCAATTGAGAATGGTTTATTCAAAGGGTACTTTTTAAGTATTAAAACTAATTTTCCATTCTCACTAGCATTCTTTGAGTACTTTTCAGGATTTTCTTCAATTTGGTCAATTATTTTTTCAAGTTCGGATTCAACTTCTCTGTTAAAAGATTCTTCGTCAATATCACCATGATATGGATATTCATTAATTTCATGTCCTAAGTCTGCGTTAATATGGTCTTCTGATATTCTTTTTACTAAATCTTCAATAGTATCAACACGATATTGTATTAAAAGCTCTTTCAAATAACTAACCCAAGTTCTATATTCATCAAAACAATAATTCTTTACCACAAATATTTGAAAATTATTATCAACAAATAGATTACAAAAATCATCAATTAATTCTTTTTTTAAAGCCTCACTTCCAGCATTTTCATATACTGTGCCATATTCACTTATAATATTCCTTATTCTACTATCAAACATTTCATACAATAACTTACATAACTCTTCTCTTATTCCCTCTTCTTCTTTCCAATTAAAAAATTCTGGTTTTATTAATTCAACAATTTTGTCAACTAATTTTCTATTCTCATCATTAAATGATTGTATCATATAACCCTCAATCCATTCATCGGTCATTCTATAATGGTCACCCCATAAATCACCACCATAACCATATGGATTTAAAACTGTTTTAATGTAATATTGAACATCATCTGGGAAATCCAAAAATTCTAAAATCCCCTCACTTGAATCAAAGGTTAAATATATTTTACTAAGTTTAGGTCTTTTTTGATTATATTGAACATATTTGATATTAGAATCTAATCTCTGTAATTTCCATCTATCAAATTCTTTCCCGTTCTCAATTAATGTTAAGGTTGTTATTAAATCAACATCACCAACTATGTCTGTAATTGTTTTATCTAAAATTGGAAAATAATAAAAAGCATCTCTTAATTCAACATCATCACCATAGTTATCATATAACTCAGTACCATACTTTCCAAGTGTTAGAGTTATAATTCCATATCTAGTATCTTTTTCTTCTTTATTAATGAAAAAGTATACTGTTCTATTATTATAGACATCTTTACCATGTCTTGTTGTAGTTAAGAATTCTGGACCTACTTTTAAACCCTCTTCCATATTTGGAGATTTAATTGCCAAGTATTTTTCATTTTCAAACAATATATCGTTATTAGAATATTCCATACATTTTTTTATTAAAATAAATATAATCAAAACTTGGAATTATCAATCATTATATTTATCATTGTAGTACTTTACAAAAGGGGGTAATCTGGAATTGACTGACGTTGTTAGTTATTAGGGGCATGTCAGACCTAAACTAAGTCTGTTAAACTGGTTTGAAACGATACACGGCAACGTTATCAACAAACTTTCTGCAGTAGGTTTAATCCGTGCTGAAGAAGCGGTAGTAGCCTAGTTAATAGGGTATTACTTTCGAGTCGGGGTGCATTAACTCAGGAACAGGAGCGCTATAGGGTTGTCTAATCAATTCTCATCCCTAAAAATGAATTGACCGATTTTGTTGATTTTGGGTGTATGAAAATCAAATAGTTCGGAACACTGCGAATAATGTTGTCCTAAACATGTAGTCCTTAATAGTTAAGATGGACAGGAAGGAGTTCGACTCTCCATGCCTCCACCTTTAAAAAAGAAACCCCTCCGTTAAGAAGGGGTTTATTTTTTTAATTAAATTATTGGTATAATCGTTTAATAAAGTGATTCTCAACCTCTTCAAGATAATCATTCATAGAAGGATGTTTTTGAAGGAATTTTTTAAGTTCCTTTTCAGCTTCCTCGTATTCTTCCACCATCCAGTCAGGATTACCACGCATTTCCATTCTTTTTTCAAGTTTCATTACTTTTCCAACAAGTGCGTGAAGTTCCCCTCTAAGATATTCACCATCTTCTTCTTTAATAACTTTCTTTACTAATCTAATTAAATCTGATTCTGTTAATTTTATAATTTTTTTCATATTTTTAATTTTTATAATAAATATTACATAAAATAAAAAAACCCCTCCGTTAAGAAGGGGTTTTTTGTTTTACTGAATTTCTTTTTGATTTAATGATTTGTCAATTCTTTTGTCAGTATAACGTATTGATTCATCAAACTTGATAGTAACCTCTCGCCACAAGTTGTCCATAGCCTTATTTGAATTATCTTTATGGTCACCAATAGACCTATAGAGATTATCAAATTGACGTTGAACATTATCAAATTCAAATTTGTCTTTTTCTTTTATGGCAACAATCTGCCTTTCAATTCTTAGTACCTTAACCAAACCCCAAACAATAACTCCAACAAATATTAGAGCCACCATCGAGAGCATACCTAAAGCGAAATAAGTAATTCCCATAATAATAAATTATTTAATTTTTTATGTCATATAGACATAATAATTTTAAATTACTTACTTTAAAAGTAAAAGGATAATTGAAGTAAACCCCACCGAAACACCTCCTATGGTTAATCCTGTTAACCATTTATTCCTATTTTTGGCTTTTTTGAATTCATTATGTAATTCACCAATAATCTTTTGTTGTGACTCGTCTATTGTTTGATATCCCTTGATGATTTTATCTTTTTTATCACCTTCTTTCCTTAACATATCTGAAACTTGTTCTGATTTATCCAAAGCTACTTTATATTGGTCTTTAAGTTCCAAACTTGTTGAAAGTACATCATTACATTCTTTGAATTTATCAACCATTATTTCTAATGAGTCATGTTCGATTGCAATTCTTTCAGCGAACTTTCTATTCATTGTGAACAATGTGTCACCATTGATAATCATTAAATCAATTTTGGGTTCAATAGAATCTTTATTATTTTTTACTGTATCTTGCGCGTAAACCATCAAGGAGTTGGTCATTAGTACTGCTAGTAATAGCATCAATCTTAACATTGTTCTGAATTTTTAATTGGTTTATTTTTGTTGATAAGTTTGATTCACTAATACTAATACCCGTAGTTAGTGATTCAAGTTGAGATTCCATTTTTTCTCTATCAGATTTCATTGTTACCAATTCCTTATGTAAGGAATCAATTGCTTTTCTTTCGGCATCTATAATTTGTTGTTGGAGACTTCTTGTTTCTTTTGCGTTATAACTTATCAAATAACCCAAAAACATTCCAATCAATAATATTGATACCACAATAATTAGGGTGTGTTTCCAATTCATATATTATGTTTTATTTATAAGTATATTTTTTTTAAAAAAATGTTAAAACTATTTGACTTCTTTGGAATTATTATGTATTTATTGTCTATAAAAAATAACAAATCAATTTTAAAAACAAAGAAAAAAAATGAAAAACGTACTTTTTGGAGCAATTGTAACTTTGAGCTTGGTTTTCACATCTTGTGGAACAACTACAAAAACTGAAGAAACTAAAACAACTAAAGATTCAACTAAAGTTGAAGGTACAACAGTTACAACTCCTTCTGTTGACACTGTTAAAGTTGAGAAATAATTTTAATTTCTAACTAAAAATTAAAATCCCCACTCTTAATTGAAATGGGGATTTTTTTTATTTTAATAGTTGTCTAATTCTTTTGACTTCTTCATTTAATTCTTTTTCGTCTTTGTTTTCTTTTTTTCCTGAAAAATCAGTTAAAGCTTTATATGCCAAATTTATTGGGGATAAGAATAATGATGTAAATATATCAGGTACTTTTTCTATTTTTCTGTATGGTTTATTCCAATCATTATAACTATCATTATCATCGTTTCTACTTTTACTACTACCACTATCAGATTTTTTTAATTCTTTTGAACTTTTTCCACCTATATCTCCCGTAAAAAAAGGACCAATACTTACTTTATCTTTACTTTTATTTTTGATTTCATATTCCACGAGATAGTTACCAGTTCTACTTAACTTGTCTTTTTGACTAACATCAACACCCCTTTGAGTTGTAATATCTTTGAGTCCACTTATTTCAGAATAATATGTCTCACCATCAACACTATGTTTTATTCTTATAAACCCATTACGATTTTCTCTTAATCCTTCTTGTATCTCATCAATAACACCATCATATGGTGCTATAATAAAATCATCTGACTCAGGTTCATATATGATTTTTTTATCTTTTCTTTCTTTCACTTTACCAAATTTTACAGGGTCTATAAATTTCATAATTTCATTAATTTTTTAACTCTAAGAATTTCTTCTGAAAGGTTATCATATCCTTGATATGCGACATCTTTAGCTAAAGGATTATCAAACACACCACTTTGTTTTATTTGTTGTGCCAAAGTGTTAATTGTACTTGCTTTACTTGTATTTGGTGCTTGTGTCGTTGTTTTAGTTGTTGAGACATCAGTTTTAGTTGTTCCAGCTTTTTGTGTATATGTTATTTTTTTACTAGAAATATCAACATTTAATTGACCATCAGACATTGGTGGATTAATTTTATCGTTAACATAATCTCTTAACTTATAATCACCTGAATCATTTCCAATTGTAGTAGTAAATTGGACTGCGAACTTATTATTATCTGGTGTGTTACTTAAAGTAATTTTATATGTTGAATTTTGTGTCCAACCATTAATTAATGTTTCTAAACTTTTTGCAAAATTATCATCTAACAAAGTATCATTTAATGATGTTAAAGTTGCATTAGGTTTACTTGATAGATTAGTTGTTAAAGGATATGCCATTTATATTTATTTTATACTAAAATATAAATATTAACAAAAATAAAAAAAGTGTGAGATTACCTCACACTTTATAATTTACACCACCCAAGACAAACTTTACCAAAAGTTATTTTTTGGACAAATTTACAAATAAATTTTTTCATACTTCTTTTTTAGTATAAATATCTTATTTATCAAATTTCAAACCCCAATTTAACCCAATCATTGCCATTTGTCTATCAGCATAAGTGTCAGTTAATTTCAATTTTTTCTTTAATTCTTTACCCCCCCATTTTCTCCATTCGTTATATTGGTCTTCAGTCATTGTCCAATCATTATACCAAGCATCCTTACGGTCTTTGATATCCTCAAAGGTAACCTTGTGACCAGCGATTTCAAACATCTTATTTATGATGTCAACGAACAATTTTTCCTTTTTTTCTTCATATGAAAGTCTCTTAGCCATAATATTTTATTTTTTAAATTGTTAACTAAATTCATTATTTGGTGAAATTCTTAATTCATCTATATATTCTTCTTTTACTTCAAAATCGTAGTGGTATTGTCTTGGATGTTCTTGTCTATAACGTTTTAAATCATATCCATCAGGTTGCCCCCATACTAACGCCATTGTGATAAACTCTTCTACATCCATTTCATTACCATACTCATCTATAACCCTACCTATTCTTATAAAGTTCAATAATTCTTCTTTATTTGAATAAAATTTTTTGTCATTAAAATTCCATAAAAACTTCCAACCACTACTACGTTTACCCAAATGAATGTTTGTGTCTTCAACAAATAAATCCCAAATTGAGTAATAATCAATAGAATCAATTTGTTTTTTAATTGTTCTAAAGTTTCTTTGAATTGAAAATGGATGAATATCCAAAGAATTAATGGTATCAATCAACTCTTGTTTTCTTTTTTCCATTTCTTCCACACTTGGAATTCTGTAGTAGTTTGTGCCCATTGTTTTATTAGTTTTAATTGTTTCACAAAATTAAGAAATCCCCACCTAATATCAAAATTAAATGGGGATTTTTTTAAGAATTTAATCTAAATGACCAATCTATTTCCCAGTCTCGTTGGACTTTACCAAATCTGGTATCAAAATAAATCCCAACCATTTTACACAGATTTTCCATATCGTGAATTTTCTTTATATCACTTTCATTTTCCAAGTTGAATGCGATATTAATCCACTTATCAACTGGTAATCTGTTTGGTTTATCATATTTCTCAATCAATATTGGAGTTTTAATTGATTCATTCATTGTGTAATCAATCCCCTCATTTTTCAATCTTTCAAGTTTGTTCATAACAAACTCATACGCTTCATTAATGTTCATTTTTTTAATTTAAGTTTTCCAAGAATTTTACGAATTCAGTTATATTTTTTTCCTCAAAAATTATTGTCTTGTCTTGTGTTATTGAAACTTCTTTTTTGGGAAAAATTTTAATTGTAAATTTAGAATCTCTGGTTATTACAAATTCGTCATCAAATGTCAAATTAACTTGATAAGATTCTTTTTTAATTATGGGTTCAATTGTTTGCCAAACCTTAGTTTGAAACTTTGTTAATTTTTCTTTCATGCTTTCCTTCTTTTTCTAAATGTAAACAAAAATAGAAGAAATAATAGAAACCAAATTCCTGTTATTATTTTATTGAATATATACATAGTTTTATTTTTATACCAATTCTAAGTGATTTTCTTCACAAAACCAATAGGGAACATCACGATTTTTCCAAGAAACAAAATCTTTTTTTGCACCAATGTAATAGTTCCTATAAGATTGAATAACGTCTTTAACCTTATATTCATCCGGCATTGCTTTGGGTGGTTCAGTAAAACCTTTGTCACAAATATTGACAAAATTTGTTACACACCACTCAATAACATCCTGGGATTTATGACGTTTTCCATACCTATAAGTATACTCCTTACACAATTCCAACCCAAGTTCACATAAGTATAAATAGTTAGATAATGATTCTCTAACCCATATTGAACAGGGGTGGTTTTTGTGGGATAATTTATAAGGAATATCCAATTTGGAATTTGTTGCGTGGTGGGCACCACATAATAATTGTGCTGATTCCAAAATCATCTTGATTGCGTGTTTGTCGCAATGGTATTTAGCACATTTAACAACATCGTAGTCTAAGAAAAAAATGTTCATTTTTATTTATGTTGAATGGTGAAAGGTTTTACTTTAGACAATAAGGAATTTCATCAAAATCCTTTTCCCTCAAGAGTTTTTAAAGCTTCCAGATAAACTTCTATTGCTTTCAAGTAAAGATCAAAATTTCCACCCCTCATATTCTCAAGTAACTCTTTTTTCTCTTGAAGATAAGTAACAGCGAAAGATTTATCATACTCAACAATAGATGAAAGGTTATCAATCAAGTCAGCATATTTAACTGTTTGACAATAAGCAGGGATTCTACCAAGCCTTTCAACTTCCATAGTTTTTCTTTTGGCTCTATTGAGTTTAGGATAAGCTTCTTTGGTATAGGTGTCGGTTAAATGACCAATACCTGAAACAATCATCTCAGTACTTAAATAGGGATAACCAATCTCACTTAATTTTTTTCTTAAAGCTTCAATAGTACAAGGAGTATCTTCTAATAAATTATGACCTAACGATATTTCTATAGCAAATACTTCACCATTACTAAAAGAATCTGATTTATATTTATTTACTAATTCCGCAACAGCTAATGGATGAGTCCAGTAAGGTTCTCCCGTATATTTTCTCACTTGAGTGCCATGCTGTTCTTTGACAAACTCAAGAAATTTTTCTTGTTGTTCTGTTAATACCATAATTCTTTTTTACTCTTATTTTTACGTGAATATTGTTTTGAACTTTTGTGTACCTTAGTTACTGATACAAACCCATGTGGGTTATTCTCCAAATACACCAATCTAGCACCATTACCAATGGCATCAATTGTAACTTTAAGTTTATTCTTGGTTTTCATAATATTAAGTTTTAAGTTGTTTTTATTATAACCAAATAACTCAATCAAATGTTCCCAACAATTCAATTTTTATTACAATCTTTTATCCCATCTTTATAACCTTGCAAATAAATTGAATCAACATTAATTACCTTGTTTGATTTAATCTCAATTGGTTTTGGGGGTGTTTTTGGGATGATTATTAAACCAATGAAGAATAATACAACCCCAAGAATAAATAAATAAATGCCTCTATTGTCTACAAAAGAGAATGAACAAAAAAAGGTGAAAACCCCAATACCCATAAAAATTGAACCAAATAATAAATCCATAATTTCTTTTTTTAAAATGTTAGTACCTAAGAAGAGATTCGAACTCTTACTCCTTTAAACGGAATTTGGGTCTAAGCCAAACGTGTCTACCATTCCACCACTCAGGCATTTCTTTTAAAGGTTAAATCCCACCTTAATGAGATAAACCAATCCTAATACAATTAGTGCTAACATTGAACCAGAGAACATAAACATTGCAAATTCTCTTTGGTCATTTGTTTTACCTTGATTTTCGTCTTTCATTATAAAAATTTTTGATAGTCTATAAAATTTTTTTCAATCCACATTTTTCCAGTTACTTCATTATCTTCTTTTTTACTTTTTTCATAAATTTCAGACATTACATATCTTTCATTTTGTAACTCATCCCAAAGATAAGAAATAACTATATTTAATTTTCTTTTTTCCTCTGTATTTTGTTTAGCTTCTCTAACAAGTTTTTCAACTCTGTCTATAACGTTTTGTATTGGAGTTTTTTCCATATTAATCATTTTTTTCATCATTATCAAGTTCTAACTGACTTTCACTAAATATGTGTAACATACCATTATCAATTAATTCTGCAACAATTCTTGTTTCACCAGATGTAGTTTGGAATACCGCAACAACTATACCTGGGAATTTGTAACCTTTCGGTTTGTAAACTTTGTCTCCTACTTTAAATTTCATAATTTTATAATTTGTTTTAGTACACCCAGTAGGACTCGAACCTACAACCGAAAACTTAGAAAATTTTTGCTCTTCCAGTTGAGCTATGGGTGCAAATATTCCGCCACTTGACCATATTAATTAAAACATCTTGTTCAGGGTAGGTAGGAGCCCGTTACCTTTAATCTGAACCTCTTTGCCATCATTTTCTTTACGAGTTGATGTTTTAAATGTTGTAGTCCTGACAGGAATCGAACCTGCGTACCCCTACATTAGTATTCGTGACTTACCAATTTGCCTACAAGACTAAATTTTAATTTAAAGTATCTAATCCCATACAATATCTTATGAATCTTTGTTCACCATCTTCAGTTTTATATTTGTATTCACCTTCATAAGGTGTATAATAACCTCTGTCATCAAACGGTTCAAAACCTATATACTCAACACTTTCATCAAATATAGGACCTTCAACACCCATATATTGATTCAAAAGTAATTCAGCTTTTTCAATACTACTTGTAGTTAGAATAGGAATTCTATCGTTACTATCCAAGATTACATAAATAAGTGTCATAATATTCAAAGTTTTAAAAGTTTTCGGTTTTTCTATTCCAAACCATAAAGTCAGGTAACATTCTAAGTGTCAACCACTACTTGTGAATTATTAGGTGTCACAACCGCTAAAAATATTTTCTTGTTACCCACCCCTCAGTTTCAAATGCTGGTGGGGTATTGTTTTCTTCAAGTTTCAAATACATATAGCCTTTATAAGCATTGGATTCATGTAGAACCTTTTCAATCATTGTGATAATGCCCATTTTTTCTTGGATAGAAACCATTGGAATAGCCAAATAGTTGTTTGCGAATTCTTTTAATAACTCAACTTGGATTGTTTTTTTCTCTTTAGCCATTGTGATTATGTGTTTCAGTGATTAATAAGACAAAGATAGTTGTTCTTCCTGAATTATTCATTTTTTCCTATGTTTTTTTTAAAAAATTTTGGGGTATCTTCCAAGTTAGCTACACTTTTTCAATACCCCATCATCCTGTAGAAACGGACTAGTGTTTTTTGCCTTTTGTAGAAAATGCGAGTGACTATCTCGTGTAAACTGCCAACAATCTGGTCTTGGCAACCCTGGTTATAGTGACATATTAACCATAATACGAGCAATTGGGCTTGCTAACCACCCAATCTATCTACATCAATTGGGATTTTTGGAGCTGGTATGAGGAATCGAACCCCATTATCTTGATTACAAGTCAAGTGCATCACCACCTATGCTTTACCAGCCAATATATTATCTTCTTTTATAAACGTAGGTTATTGTATCCCCTATTTTATATACATCACTTCTTCTTGTCAATATCAATTCATCACAATCGGTTTTATAATTATATCTCTTACCAAATTCAATTGTGGATGTTGATTCTGTAATATACATCGTATCAATTACACACTTCTTAACAATATCACCAGGTTCTATTGTGGGGTGTTTGTTACAGGATACAAAGATAGTGATTAAAATTGAAAACCAAAATATTTTTTTCATTTTTACATATGTTTTATAACCCAATTAGCAAATTTTCTATGACCACTCGCTGCAAAATGAATTCCATCACCAGTATCACTATAAAACATTGTTGTATCCATTGGAATTATCTTACAATTTTTTAAACCAGTTTTCTCGTGAACCATCAACTTTTGAAACTCAATGTATCTTCCAACACATCTCTTGGTTGTTTCTGCGTCATAGACAGTTTTTGTTGTTACTTGAGCAGGATTAAAACCCACAATCACAATTGGTTCAATTCCTCTTCTATTACAACTATCAACCATCATTTGAATGTTATTAACCGCACCTTGGAGATTTACATAAGAGAAAGCATCATTGCATCCACCATAAATGAATACTTGTGAGAAAGCTGAATCGTTTTTAAAACAAGCATTTAGGGTTGTCCTCATATAATCCGTTCTAACACCACCTTTAGATAAATTGACCCTTTGATATCCAAAATGTTTGGAAACTTGGTCTTGCCACCCACCAGTTGCACAGGTTAAACTATCACCGATAAATAATACCCTACGTGGGGGTGTATATGACCAAGATGTCAATAATACTACTAATACTAAAAATACTAAAAATTTTCTCATAAATTTATTTTAAAAAATGTTTATTGTTTAGTGGAGGATGTCGGCTTTGCTCCGACCACCTCTTGTGTGCAAAACAAGTGCTCTTGCTGAATGAGCTAATCCCCCTTTTTATATTTAATATCCCAAGTTCCTCTATAAGCTATTAATTGACTTTAACAAATTTTTACTAGGTTTAAAAATTATTTTTGTGTTCTCAACTTCAAATGTTCCAAAATTTGGAATGGTTATTTTTTCACCTTTTGATAACGATGTTGTTAAAATTTCTTGCACGACATTTATAGCCATCGTTGCATCAGAACTATTAAAACCACTCAAATCTTTAATCTGTTTAATTATTTCAGACTTATTCATAATCTTTTTAAAAATTAATTGTTAATAATTCTCCATATTCCACCAGCCAAACATTTGAAATCATCAAAACTTGTTACTCTTATCGGATTTTCTTCATACTGCCACCTTTTACAGGTTATATGAATTTCACCAGTTCTAAAGTCTTTTTTTAAGAAGGTATATAAACCATCACGAGACTTAATATGGATTTTATCCCCAGTTCTAAGATATTTTAACTCAGTTAACCTTTTTTGCTCCTCAAAAGTTTTCATTCATACTATGTTATCTTTATATTATCTAAAACTCTCCCTTTTCTCCAACCCTCTTTTTCAAATTCTACAATTTCATCTATTTTAATTTTTTTATTCAAACCATCTTTAGTAATCCAACAAGTACCATATTGTGAATTTTTGTTTCCTTGTTGGTTAATTGAATTTGATTTAGATATTTTATCTTTTGTTTCTTGATTATGTTTTTTACCTAAAAAATTTTTCTTATCTAACCCAATATGGGATACTTTAATTTTGTTAATATGTATTTCTTTTTGTTCAGGATTTAAATTGTTATGGTAATTTTTAGATATAATACTTTTGAAATTTTCACCATATTTTACTTTCAAAATTTCATCACATTTACCTCTACCCTTTTTAGCGCCTTCCTCACTTATAAATCCACCTTCACCACCTAAAACTAAATTCATACATAAAACATCATTTAATAATGACTCATTAACAATTTCTTTTTCTCTATTTTTTAATTCTAATCTATTATCAAAATGTTCTAAAATCTCAATTTTATGATTTTCTTTACCATAAAATTTTATTGAATTTGATAAAATTTTACCACTTCCAAAATATCCATCATTTAAATTATTGGTTGAGTGCATACCAATATAGTATTTTGATGTAATTAAACAAGTAGTCATATAAATAAAATTAAATTTCTTTTCACCCATAACGAATTAAAAGATTTTATGGAGCATCAAGCGAGATTCGAACTCGCAACATCTTGTTTGGAAGACAAGAACTCTACCATTGAGCTATTGATGCTTTTTTAATGGTTTATGTTTAGGTCTCAAGGAATGTGAACATATCCATTGAGCTATTACTGCAAATTAGAAATGAAAGTCCTTCCATAAGTATTATATGGGCAAGAGTTTTACGATGGTTTGTTCCCCATAGCCTGATACCGTGCACAGTAGAGCAGGGTCTCCTACATAACAACTTGGGTCATTATTACTCTCGATTTAGGTTGCGATCCTCTGAGAGACAAGTTCTCTTTCAATGGTGCTAATCCATCCTATGTAAGGTTTCATTTCTTTTGTGGGTGCCGAGGGATTCGAACCCCCAAGTTTAGCATATAGCAAATGATTTACAGTCATCCTCCTTCACCGTTTGGATAGACACCCTTTTAGTTGCAAGAGTGGGAGTCGAACCCACATGGTACGGCTTATGAGACCGAGCTGGAACCACCTCCAGTCCATCTTGCAATTTGTTTGACGCAAGGGTGGGAATCGAACCCACAGCTTCTAGGTTATGAGCCTAGCGGACGACCGTTGCCCTTCCTTGCATAATGTTTGTTGATTAAAAAGGATTCGAACCTTAATCTTCCACCCCCAGCCCAGACAATCCACGGACTCGAACCGTGTTATGGGTGGTGTGCCCCTACACCATAATCATTTTCCGAGAGTTTCGAACCTCTCAGCCCCAGATTAATTACTTCTGAGATTTGTACACCATACGGGATTCGAACCCGTGACTCCTCCGTGAAAGGGAGGTGACTTAGACCCCTTGTCGAATGGTGCGTTTTTAAAAAGATATGTGGTGTCGCTCCACTGCCTCTACAACCTAAAGATTTCGCTCAGAATAAGTTTCTAGAATTATAACTTGTTCCGTACTATTCTAAATTGCTAACAACACTATGTGTATATCATTGTAGTCCTGACAGGAATCGAACCTGTATGATGAGTAGTAAAGTTATATGTAAGTGACAAGGTACTTACTCATCTATTCACTTCTAGCGTCTTCCATTCCGCCACAAGACTATTTTGAGAGTTCCATACATAAGACATTAGTCAAACGGGAAGTCACTCACAACCCACCTCGTAGTCCTGACAGGATTCGAACCTGTAACTTGTTCTTTCGGCTTATCCTTTCACACACGTTACCATTACGCCACAGGACTATTGTATCACAAAATTACGATTTGTTTTTCTAATTTCCAAATCTTTTTTAAACTTTTTTTTGTACCCAGGACAAGATTCGAACCTTTCTAGTTATTCAATTTTTGAAAATCAAATTCATCTTCAATAGCCTGTATCGTTAGTGTAACATCCATTGTATAATCTGTATTTGGTAACCATTTACCATCTATAACATACTCATTACCAGTTTTTAATTGTTTAGCAATAAAACCAGTTAGGGTTTCTTTCAAAACAAAAATACCATATTTAGTTTCTAATTCCATTTTTTAAAGTTTTAATTGTCTCACAAAATTACGATTTGCTTTTCTTAATTCCAAATCTTTTTTAAACTTTTTTTTTGTACCCAGGGCGGGACTCGAACCCGCACGACCTTACTGGTCACAAGATTTTCTTACCACTATGGTTTTCACCACCTTTTCAGTTTGTGGTCTGGACTATACCTTAACCATATCTTTCGACTTAGGTTCTCCGTGTCTAGTCTCTACACCTTTTCAATTTCTTGAACTTGGCTCGGTATTACCATTTTAAAGGCTTCACCGAATTTACGGAGTTCTACTTAAAGGTTTTCACCAATAGCACTCAAATTTTTAAGTCTTGCGTGGCTACCATTACACCACCTAGGCAAAATAAAGAGAAGTTTTGAATAAGAACTCTCCACTTCTCTTTTTGATATCTTGTATTCGTTATGGTGAATATCAAGTCACCATAATATAACTTATGTTGCCTTCGTCCGCCCTAATTGACAATAAGTAAACTCCTTAGAACGTAAGTCACATCTTAATCTCGTGACATAGATATTATTTTAATTTACCACCAATGACCAATATCAGTCATATCATCCCACCATTTTGCTACCCAAGAATCTGGATATTTTTTTATGATATAGTTACCAATAAAACCCAAAAGCATTATAAAAATAGCAAGAATAATAAAGTTTATCATAAAGTTTGTCATAATCTATTTTTTTAATTTAAGTTACATTATTATAAACCAACCTTCATCTCATTTAGTTCCAACTTTTAAAACTTTTTTTTGGCGGTACCAAGGGGAATCGAACCCCTACCATAAGAGTGACAACCTTATATTCTTGCCGTTAAACTATGGTACCAAATATTTTTCCCTCAATTTCAATGAACATCACAAAAGTAAGTAATCTTATCCAATTTTCCAAGCTCCATAGATAGTTTTTTTTCTCTTTGTTGCATCATCTGGATTTCCAATCACCACCCCATCTTTAATTGTAAAAGCGTGACCTTTGACTGTGACTATGTAAGTTCCTTTGGGATAATCCTCCAAAAACTTTGCAGTTGTCATACTTCTCAAAGTGTTTACACCTTTAACCTTAATCCAATAAGAAAGGTTCACATCTTTACTTATTGTTTTAATTTTTTTTCTATTAACACTAATTCCTTTACTTTCCAAAGACCTCATCACCAAACTAAAACAATAAGTTCCTTGTCCGTTTTTTCTTCCAAAAATTTCAGCAACTTTTTTGTGAGCAAAATCATAAGTCACGTTGAAAGCTGAAGCAAAAGCTCTAACTACACAATCGTTTGTTTCAGACTTTGCAAGTCCTGAATCATCAATCCCTTTTATGGCGACCGAAGAGGATATGTAAGGTGTTGTTGTTTTCATACCACAAAGTTACAAAACCATTTCGAATTTCCAAACTCTGTGACAAAAAAAAATCCATCTTTTTTTTAGGAAGATGGATTTGATTTTATTAACAATTAAAACCTTATATCATACCATCTCCATCCGAGGATTTCTACCCTCAGTCCCAGCCGTTAAGTCCATATAGAGATTGTGTTTCATTTGTGAAGTTTTTACTATTTTTTTATTAAATATAACGATATAATACAAAAGGTCAAGTTAGTTACAAAAATTGTGTAATAATTTGTGCTACTTTATATCCTGTGAATGCTCCTAATGCCGCTGAACCAGGTAAAACAATGAATTTACCAAAATTACTTTCATATTTCGCACGATTAACAATATAAGATATTAAGATATAATATAAGAAAAAATTAATCAATACGGCAAGGTCAATTTCTTTGGCCATAAACACAACTATTGAATTACCAAAGAAACCCCAACTGAAGTTAATCAATGTTTCTCTTATTAATTCACTAACAGATGTCTTAGCATCGGCTACCTTAATTTCTTTTGTAAATATATTTTTTTTCTTTTTCATAACTATTCTAAAATATCCCCAAATCCGTTCTCATCATTTATGTCTTTTATTTTTATTTTAGTACTCCATGACAATTTAAAATAATTAGTTTTTGATATTTCATCATATTGATTAAAACAAAATGCAGATAATGGGTACATACTTTCTATATCTATTTCATCAACAATAAGTTCAATAATTATTTTATCTCCTTTTTTAATTGTTTCATCTTTCAATGCTTTTAATACGCCTATTGTTTTCATATTATTATCTTTTTTTTATTCTAAAATATCACCAAATCCGTTCTCATCCAACCAATCTCTATCGTCATCAATTTCTTTTAATTCATATTCAAACGCGAATATATTACATACAACATCATCAGCACTTGAAAAAGTTTCGTGAATGAAATCAAAATCATCTGGTTCTAATTGAAACTTTTCTTTCTTTAAACATTTGAATAATTCTTTTGATGTTTTGAAAACATTTGGAGTTGTATAAGTTTTTAATCTACCATCCATTTCCATATGTTCAAATTTCTTATAGAATTTATCATTAAACACCAGGATGTTTTCAGTTCCCCATTCATTTAGAACTTGCATTATAAATGTTTTTAACCCTTGAAAACAAGCTGCACGATAATCATCAAATTGTTGTTGAACGGAGACATCCCCAAATTCAACTTCACTTGTTTCCTTTTCGTGTTCGGCAATTTTATCCAATGCCATTAGTTGGAGTTGTTCCCAAGTTGTATCATAGGGTTTATAGAAATTCACAATTACCATTGGTGTCATATTTAAAAATTATTTAATTTCTTGTGTATCGTAAAACATATACTCAGAATCCTCGGTTGCCCACTTATCATAACCCTCACAATTATAATAATCTTTATTTACCATATAATCAGGTCTCTCAGGGAAAGATTTTGTTACAAAGGATGGTTCTGACCATTTTATTCTATTATTCGGTTGTAGGGCAATCTGGCCATTATCTAGTAGTATTATGTGGTGTGACTTATGTTCCATTGGATCCTCAGCCAAAGTAAAATCACTATTCAAATCACTAGAACCCCAATTTATTGTGGCATAATAACTTCCATCATACCATTTCTTATCTTTCATAAAGACTGAAACTCTGGTATCATAGATATAACTTAAATGATGTACCGAGAAATTATATGAAAAACAATTCCATATTTGAAGATAATGGAATGGTAAATCAACATCAGGTGATTTGGGTTCAGTTAATAATGCGTGAGATGGAAGTTTATCTCTCATAACACCATTATTAAATAATACTTGGAATAATGCCGCTTGTCCTGGTAAACATCTAATTGAGATTATAACACCCTCAGTAAATTCACCAAATCCCTTCTTATTTTGATATAGATATTCATTTCGAACATATACCTTTAAGGGGAAAAAATTACTTTCAATATAAGCCATAATTAATTTGTTGGTATGTCATTTGTTCCATACTCTCTTATCAAATAGTCGGTAAAATCTTCAACTTTGTCAACATTAATTTCAATTTCATCATACCAAATCTTTTTTTCAATATTTTCATATAACCACCAACCAACTAAATCCTGTATCCATCCATATTGTTCGTCTTTTTCTTTTCTGAGGATGGTCGGAATGGACTTCTCAAGTTGCGAAATGGTGTTGTCAAAGTCAAGCAAATCAACTCCCATAGTATAGAGCTTGTGTACCTTCTCATCTTGTTCCTTGATTTTTGTTAATGTTTCGATTATGTAATTCCTTACCATAATAAGTATTTTTAATTGTTGATAAAATTTGCGAGAACGATAGGACTCGAACCTATAACCTGTGGGTCTGGAATCCACTGCTCTAATCCAATTGAGCTACATTCCCATATGTTTTGTAAAGATAATAATAACTTTTAAATATTTCCGTATTTCTTATTCCAAATTTCAATATTTTCAAGTAGTTCGGTTAATGTTAAAGACGATTTACCATTTTTAGACGAATTATCCGAAAATAAAAGTAATTCACAATTTGCTGGATGAGATAAAATATTAGGGTCTATTTTATTTCTATAACCTTCCATCACTGAATATTTATGGTCTTTTGTGACACCCACCAAATTATTTTTTTTATTTGTTGGAGAATACCATCCATATTGTTCAATTAAAATTAAATCAAATTCTTGTGGGTAATCCTTTACATTAAATTGAAAAGTACAAGAAGGTCTATAATATTGATAATACTCTAACCTACAATTAGTACAAACAATTTTGTACTTTTCAATAACTTTATTATTACAAATCCTACAAGTTTTTATTTTTCCAACTTTAGGTTTAGTAGGTTTAGTTTTTAATGTTTTTGAGATTTTATTTTTAGTTTCTTCACTATGTTTACGTTTTTTATTATTAAACGTTGTTGAACAAGATGAATTACAAAATAATTTGTTTTTACTTAAATAAGACTCAAAGGTATTTCCACAATTTTTACAAGTTTTATTTGTTGTATAAACTACTTGTAAACCTAATCTAAACATTTTGTTAGTTATCGTTTTATACGTAACTCCAAAAATTTCAGCAATCCTATTTGGTTTTAAACCTTGATTAGCCAAATCAATTAATTTTTCAATATCGTTATCATTCCATTTCATATATATAAATATCAACAAAATGAGTAAAAATAACTAACTGAACTATTTTTTGAGGTCGGGGAGGGACTCGAACCCCCGTAAAAAATGATTTTGCAGGTCATTGCCTAAACCACTCGGCCACCCGACCCTATTGTTTCTTTTTATATTACCTATAACTCAATAAAGATATCATAAGTTCCATTTTCATAGTAATTTGTTGAACAATTTCTTAATATGATACCATCATAATTTTTTTCAATTAACATTTCTTTATATTTGTCAACTCCACCAGCATCATATATTTCATCCATATAAACTTGAAATGAGTCATAATCTTCATCATCTGAATCAACAACATATGGATTTTCAAATTTTATTTCTTTAGTTAAAATCTTACCCTTAGAACCTTTTATATTTTCATATCTATCAGTATCAACAGAATAATCAATAAGTCCAGCAAACCATTTGGCCATAGTTAAATTATCTGTCCAAAATACACCCATTCCATCATCAGATCCTTTACCATAGGTAGCATTAATTCTATCTCCAATACCACGATATACTATAGTATAATTTTCAAATTCTTCTTTTAAAATTGTTTTAATACGTATTCTTAAATCTTTCATCATTTTTTTACTATAAATATATTAAATCCCCCAACTTCACCCCACTCGTCAGTGGGGGATAGGTTGAGTTAAGCTTCCTAACTTATACCTTGGGCTATTCGTTTACAAGCAACAAGACCACAGTAGTGAGCAGTTCTTCATGGGATGCCTCGTGGTACTATTATAACATAAAGAACAATTACCTACTAGCACCTCACACCGAAATTGTTCAAATCTTTTAATGTGTCCTTACCTAGATTCGAACTAGGATTATACTTCTCGTCTCCACTTTGTAAGAGTGGGATGTTTAACCATTACACCATAAGGACATTGTGTTGTGACCCTGGGGAGATTTGAACTCCCGCTCCCAATATTAAAAGTATTGTGCTTTAAACCAGCTAAGCTACAGGGTCATTTTCTTCTTTCTTAATGTAGTTGTTGTACTTATTTCTAAGCATTTCATAAAACTTGGATGAACTTGGTTTTCTAATTGTCCGTTTCATTTGTTATTTTTTTAAGTGAGTTACATCTACATAACACATTGAAGTAATGAATTGGTTC